CTTGCGTCGGTTGACAACAGCACCGAAGTGCTCAAGCCAATCGATAACGGCATCGACCGTGTTTACGGGGACGATTATATCGTCACCGTAGACACTAAGTCTCCCGATCAAAGATCTGGGAGAGATGGCCGAGATGGCCCCACGTTCCTTAAGCCCAAGGGCGGCCAGCGTAGTAAATACGATGGCTTCCATGGGAAAGGTAAGCGCGGACCCCATTGATGCGAATTTCTGGAGGGGAATTACCCCAAAACCAGAAACATCAGCCCTAAAACTACGTGATGCGTGAACAAAATCCCATAGATGAGGATAACGTTCTAGCATCTTGTAGATGAGGAACCAGTGGACTCGATCAGAAGCTTCAGAAAGATCAAGCGTAGCAAACTCCCTTGTAAGGGAAGCGTGCTTTGCCATCTTCTGATTTCTGGTCTGGTCTTGGAACCCGAGGACCTTTCTCAAGGGACCTCGCCCAATTAACTCGTAGAGCTCGCGTTTAAGCCCCTGCTGCGCATATTGCACAGAAGAAGGCTCAATTGCGATGATTCTAGGAGTTGCCTGGGTCTTGGGCACAGTGATAACCCTTACAGGGATCTCACTGTCTGGGGTGACAGTATGGTCTGTGACGTATCCCGTGTTAACGGTATAACGCCACTTGGGGAAGACAGACTCAAGTCTGTCAGTCCAATATGCGTAGTTGCGTTTGTCTCTTTGTGAGAGACGTTCAGCAACAGCGCCGGGACCATGTCGAGGAATTAATCCATATTCTGCGACTAGCAAGTCGCAACGTTGGAAGATATCCCCGAACAACTTATGAGCGGCCTGCACAAATTGTACAAGCCTACCCTTGTCTATACGACTTGGGAGATACATAAGTTGACTGTCGGTGTCGACAAATCCGCTGAATGCACTATGGACTCTGTCCACCGTGCATTCACGTTCTATCTTCTGAGTAAGGAGACAGAACTGGCGAATAGCGCGGATGCAATCAACATCCGGGTCGGCACGTAGCCGTCCCTGCTCATCGAAGACACAGAGAAGGAAACCTCGCAAAAATGCGGGGAGCCCTTGGTGGTGTTTCCAGTTGGAAACAACACTGCGCTCTGGCCAGTATCCTTGTTCGAGACCTTTTTCAAGGGCCCGAGCAAAGACTGGCAAGGTGATAGTGAGAAAACTCTCACCCTCGTCTTCACATCTACGCGTGACAGTAACACTGTCACGGGCGATGTCGATCGAGCATTGGCGTCCTAAATCATTTAGGACAGATAAATGGAGTTGTAGTAGGCTTTTCATCTCACCCCTCTATAGGGATCGAGTCCGGC